TACGTCTACAGAAGCTAGTCATTGGGTTCACATATTAGCTGATGGCGATAAAGATTATTGTATGCTTTTGTTTACAGTAGCCCAACTAAAGAAACTAGCTCGTAAGTATAAAGACAATTTTAAAATGATTGGAGATAACAGGGCGAGCAAATGTATTTTAATTCCATTAACAGAAATATTTTCAAAGGAGAAAAAGAAATGACTTTTCCAAAAAAGGTAAAGATGAGTGGCTTTGAAATAAATCTTGTCTTAATTGAACATGAAATAAGTTATGAAGTGGCAGAGCAACAAGGGAGTTTCGTATCTAAACCTCCGCTTACAATTTACTTAGATAAAAAAATTATAGATAAAGGAGACAGAGCTTCTTTAAATCTTTTAATCCATGAATTTTTACATTTTGTGTATTACCAGTATCAGCTTTCAGTAACTAAACAATTAGATGACGATACAAGAGAAGAGCTAGAAGTAAACTCAATGGCTAATGGTATTATTGAATTGTTGTTAGACACAGAATTAAAACAATGGATTTTAAAAGTAATGAAGGAGTGCAAATGAAACAAAAAGACGTAACAGCATTAATAGATGGAGACCTATTAATTTATAAAATAGCAATAGGTTTAGAAGAACCTATACAATGGGAAGATGATTTATGGACTCTTCATGCAGACGCTAATTTAGGTAAACAAAAATTAGACCATGAATTTTTTAGTGTAGGTAGAAGGATAAATGCTAATAAGATTGCTATAGCTTTATCTTCACCAAATAATTTTAGAAAAAAAATTGCAGAAACTTACAAGTCTAACAGAAAGAAAACTCGTAAACCTGTAATATACAAACCGCTACTAGAATATGCTCACGAAAAATATTCTTGTTTTAGTATGGATAATTTAGAAGGCGATGATGTCTTAGGTATTATGGCTACTGCAGGTGAGATAGATGGAGAAGTGATAGTAGTTAGTTCTGATAAAGATATGAAAACTATTCCATGTAATTTGTTAGACCCTGCAGATGGTAATACTAAAATACAGAAAATTACAAAGAAACAAGCTGATTATAATTTTATGCTTCAAACCTTAACTGGTGATGCTACCGATGGTTATAAAGGTTTAGAGGGTGTAGGTGAAGTTACAGCAAAACGTATTCTAGGAGAGCCACGAAGTCTTAAATTAATGTGGAAGGATGTTGTGAAAGCTTATGAAGACAAAGGGTTTACAAAGAAAGACGCTTTAACTCAATCAAGGCTAGCTAGAATATTAAGAATAGAAGATTGGAACGCAGAAAAGAAGGAGCCTATATTATGGAAGCCATAAAAACACAAAGTCCTAACGGATATAGATTACTAAGTCATAATGAACGTCTACGAATTGATGGCAGAAGAAGTATAGCAATTCTCGACTATTATCACGATGGAGAAGAATTTAAACCTTTTGCAGTATGGGTCAAAATAAAGCCTCACGAATCTAAATTAGAACGAGAAGCAAATGCTCAATGTTTATTAGCATCTAAGCTATTACAGATAAATTGGACCATGAAAGAGGTAGCCGATTATGTCAAAAAAGATTCAACTGTAGGGCAAGTAGTCAATTACTTTGCTAAAAATCTAGACGATATATTTAATGGGGTTCCTGCAGAGAAAGTCCCAGAACTTAACACAGACCCTTATAGGAGTTAATATGCCAGACCAAGTAAAGAAACCTAAACATTATTTTAGATACAAGATAGAGCCTATATCTTTTATTATGCAAAATGACATACCTTATGCAGAGGCCAACGCTATAAAGTATTTATGTAGATGGAGATATAAGCATCTTACAAAAGAAAAACAGCTTGAAGATTTGCATAAAGCCAAGCAATACATAGATATTTTGATTGAAAAAGAAACTCAAGACCCAAACCAATTAATATTAAAACTAGGAAATAAGTAAATGAAAAAGATAAGTTCCACTTTTAGAGAACTGAACCCTAATTCGGATGGTATTTTACCTCCATTAACTAAAGATTTAATAGAAGAATTAGACAAATTATTTCCAGATAAAGCCCCAGACATAGCCTTATCTGAAAAAGAAATATATTTTAAAAGCGGACAAGTAAGCGTAGTTCGATTTCTAAAAGACCAGTTCTTAAGACAAAACGATTTAACAGAATTTTAAAGGATTAATTATATGTGTAAGACACCTAAACCACCTCCACCTCCTGTTATGAAACCGATAGCTCCACCTCCCCAAGTTACTACCGAGCAATCGGCTCCTGCGGATGCTAATAGAGATGACAGTATGAACTCTGGAGGCTCTAAGAAGAGAGGTATAGCTAAACTTAGAATAAACCCAGTACAAACAGGAGTTAAAAAAGGCTCTGGTTCTGGTGTTCAAGTTGGCTAACAAGACATAAAATCTATTGGTAATATATAAAAATGGAATCTACATACAATAATAGTACGGAAGAGCAAAAATCCGTACAAAGCAGATACGCTCAATGTGAGTCATCTAGAGAAGTTTATCTCGATAGGGCTAGAGAATGTTCAAAACTAACTCTACCTTACTTAATTCCAGAAGACGGAAATGGTGATTCAACACGATACGCTACCCCATATCAAGGTATAGGGGCTAGAGGTGTTAATAATCTTTCAGCTAAACTTCTTTTAGCTTTACTCCCCCCAAACGCTCCTTTTTTTAGACTAAGGATTCAAGACGCAATCATCAAAGAATTATCTGAAGATGAGTCTATGAAGACTGATATAGAAAAAGGATTATCAGAAATAGAAAGTGCTATTCAACAAAATATAGAAAGCTCCGCAGATAGAGTAGTTGTTTTTGAAGCTTTAAAGCATCTTGTCGTTTCTGGAAATGCCTTGTTATATGTAGAAAAAAAAGGAACGAGATTATTTCATTTAGATAGATATGTAGTTAAAAGAGACCCAATGGGAAATGTTATTGAAATAATTACTAGAGAAACATTAAGTCCATCTACACTAAGCCCAGAAATATTAAATCTTATTGGTGGTCAAATATCTCAAGATGAAAAGAACGTAGATATTTATACTCATGTTTGCAAAATAGCAGGTAAGAATAAATACTATGTATGCCAAGAAGTTAAAGGTATAAAAATACCTAGTTCAGAAGGTTATTATGATATTAATAAATCTCCATTTATAGCTCTTAGATGGAATAGAATAGATGGTAGCGATTATGGTAGGTCCATGGTCGAAGAATATCTAGGAGATTTAAAAAGTTTAGAAGGATTAACTCAAGCTATTGTAGAAGGAGCTTCTGCTTCAGCAAAAGTATTATTCATGGTAGCGCCAAATGGAACGACTAGAGCAAGGTCTTTAGCTCAATCACCAAACGGAGCTATTATAGAAGGTTCAGCCCAAGATGTTTCTGTATTACAAGTACAAAAATATAATGATTTTAGAGTTGCTTATGACACGATGCAACGTATTGAGCAACGATTACAGTATGCTTTTATGCTTAACGCTTCAGTACAAAGACAAGCTGAAAGAGTTACAGCCGAAGAAATTCGTTTTATGGCTAATGAACTTGAAGATGCTTTAGGTGGTACTTACGCTATGTTATCTCAAGAGTTCCAACTGCCTTACGTTAATCGTAAAATGGCAGTTATGACAAAAAACAAAGAATTACCTGCATTACCTAAGACAGTTAAACCTCAAATCGTAACAGGTTTAGAAGCTTTAGGTAGAGGTAACGATAGAAATAAATTAATGAATTTCTTAACAACTCTTGGTACTCAATTAGGACCAGAGATTATTCAACAATATGTCAACTTAGATGATGCTATAAGCAGACTTGCAACTGCAGATGGTATTGATACTAAAGGTTTAATTAAAACTAAAGAAGACATACAAGCAGAGCAAGAGCAACAACAAATGGCTCAAGAACAGGCTATGCAACAACAACAAGCTTCTGAAGTTGGCGGAAACGTAGCTTCAAAAGTGGCATCTAAAATAAATCCAGAGGATATAGACCCAGAGGCTTTACAAGATGCTATGAGTCAAATGCAAAACTAGGAGAATAAATGTCAGAAACAATAGAAATAAATGATAACGCTGAAGCAAATCCGACACTTGAACAACAAGAAGTAGTTCAAGATGCTCAAGAACAAGCAAAGCAAAATGGAGACCGCCCAGAGTGGCTTCCAGAAAAATTTGCTAATGCTGAAGAACTAGCTAAAGCGTATTCTAATTTAGAAAGTAAGTTAGGTAATAACGAGCAAACAGAAGAAGCTCCAGTAGAGGAGCAACCTCAAACTCAAGACGAAGTAGAAAAAGCTACAGGATTAAATCTTAATGATTACTACAATGAGTATGCGGAAACTGGAGAATTGTCTGAAGATAGTTTTAATAAATTAAATGAATTAGGATTACCTAAAGATTTAGTTGAATCTTATATGAGAGGACAGCAAGCAATTACAAATAATATGACCCAAGATATTTATGATATTGCAGGTGGAGAGCAAGAATATAAAGAGATGCTAAATTGGGCTTCAGAAAATTTAAGTGAGTCTGAAATACAAGCTTACAACAACGCTCTTGAAACAGATGTCGCTCAAGCAAAATTAACATTACAAGGCATACAAGCTAAATATCAAACTGGAAGCTCTAGTGAGCCTAATTTAACTCAAGGCCAAGTAGTTAATAATCGTACAGATGTTTTCAATTCAACTGCAGAAATAGTAAGTGCAATTAACGATAGTCGTTATGCAGAAGATAGTCATTATAGAAAACAAGTCGAAGACAAAATCGGAAGGTCTAATGTTCTATAATGGTCGGTAGAGATTACGCTAAAGAATATAAAAATTATCAAGGTAAACCAGAGCAAATAAAAAAAAGAGCATCAAGAAACAAAGCCAGAAACTTAGCAGTTAAAAACAACAAAGCAAGCAAAGGTGATGGTAAAGATGTTCACCACAAAGACGGAAACCCTTTAAATAATTCTTTAGCTAATCTTAAAATTACAACAAAAAAATTTAATCGGTCAAGAAACGCATGATAAATATTTTAGGGGCTGTCGCTCCAATGGTTAAAACTTTATTTAACACAATAGACAAAACAATAGATAACAAAGCTGAAGCAGAAAAAATTAAACAAAACATTCAGCAACAATTATTGTCTGGTCAATTAAAAGAATTAGAGGCTCAAGCGTCTATAATAACTGCAGAAGCAAAAGGCGGATGGTTACAAAGAAACTGGAGACCATTACTTATGTTAACTTTTGCAGGTTTAGTAGTAGCTCATTGGTTTGGGTTTACTGCACCTAACATTCCAGAATCAGTTCAAAACTCACTACTCAATATCGTTCTTGTCGGTATGGGAGGATATATAGTTGGTAGAAGTGGAGAGAAAATTATGGATAAATATAAGGAGAAAAAATGATAACAAAAATAAAAAACTGGTTTATTGATTTACCACTAAAACGTAGAGTTATTTTATCTATAGGTTTAATAATCGTAATAGTAATTTTATTTACATAAACCTAAATACTAGCCACCACTTCTCATAAGAGGGGTGGCATTACAACACTTCGATATGCTGTTTGCCCCTTGCGAGGGATAACTCTCAAGTGATGCGATGTAGAGTAATTGCAGATAATAACAACAACATAACCGAAAGGATAATACTATGGCTAATGCTACAGTATCAGCTCTAGGTCAAGTCAATCAGGCAGGTCCATCTTCAACCCTTTTCTTAAAGGTTTTTAGTTCGGAAGTGCTTTCGGCTTTTCAGAGAGAAAATAAAATGTTGGGTATGACTTCTGTAAGAACTATACAGTCTGGACGCTCATCCCAATTTCCACGAATCGGTCTCACACAAGCGGATTATCATGTTGCAGGTACGGAAATTACTGGCGATGCGATTAATCATGCAGAAGTAATAATCAATATTGATGAAATGCTTCTTGCTAGTTCGTTTGTTGCAGAGATTGATGAGCTTAAGAACCACTATGACGTACGCTCAACGTACTCGAAAGAAATGGGTTCGGCTCTGGCAAAAAAGACAGACCAACACTTACTCCAACTTACATTGTTAGGAGCTAGAGGTACTAATCCAGTAACAGGATTACCAGATGGTACGTCTTTAATAGATGCCGATGCAAATACAAACATGGCTTCATTGATTGATTCAATCTTTGAAGGTTCTCAAAAACTGGATGAAAATGATGTTCCAGAAGAGGACCGCTATTGTGTAGTTGCACCAGACATTTATTACAAGCTAGTGCAAAACGACAAAATCCTTAACAGAGATTTCTCTTCATTGAACGGAGATTTTGGTAAAGGTAAAGTCCTAGAAGTAGCAGGTATTAAAATTGTAAAATTAAATACTGCTGTTAATTCATTTACGAATTTATCAGGGGCTAGTACAACTGGGCAAAACAACACTTACACAGGAGACTTTAGCACAACTGTTGCTTCAGTTTTCCATAAGTCGGCTGTTGGAACAGTAAAATTAAAAGACCTGTCTATGGAATCGGAACGAGATATTCGCAGACAAGGAACACTTTTAATAGGCAAGTATGCGATGGGCCATAATGTGATTCGTCACGAAAGTTGCTTCGAGATTAAAACTGCTTAATAGTTTTAATTTACATACTAAACCAAACTTGGAGGCCTCATTAATTTGGGGCCTTCTTTTTTAAAGGAATTTAAAATTATATGGCTTCAATTACTACAGCTTCTACAGAACTAGAAGCTATTAACACTATGCTATCCACTATTGGAGAAGCCCCAGTTTCATCCTTAACAGGAACTCTACCTAACGAAGTTTCTATTGCTCAAACAACTTTAAATGAAGTTAATAGAGAAGTGCAATCTCAAGGATGGCATTTTAACATAGAAAAAGAATATCCATTAACTAGAAATGCAAGCAACCAAATACCTTTAGGTACTAATGTTGTTAGAGTTGAATTGGATAATACAAAATACAGTAGAGCAACTTATGATGTAATACAGCGAGGTTCATTTCTATATAATAAAGAAGGCAGGACAAACGTATTTGATAAAGATTTAGAAGCAACTGTAATTATATTGTTAGATTTTACAGAAATCCCAGAGCAAGCAAGACGCTACATTACAATTAGAGCTTCACGAATATTTACAGACAGGCTTATAGGTAGTCAAGAGATAAGAGGTTATACGTCTCAAGACGAAGTAATAGCTCTAGCAAACTTAAAACAAGCTGAAGTATCTACTGCAGACCATAATATATTTAATAACTACGATACCGCTAGGGTAATAGATAGGCATGGTTCAGTAAGAAGTATTGATGAGGGTAGATAATGCCTTTAGTATCTAAATCAATTCCTAATCTAATAAATGGTATATCTCAACAACCACAAACATTACGATTACCTTCCCAATGTGAGGACCAAGTAAACGGATTTTCTTCAGTAGTAGAAGGTTTAAAAAAGAGACCGCCTTTAGATTATGTAGCTAAAATATCTAGCTCAACTGCTACAGACAATTTTTTACATATTATTAATAGAGATTCTACAGAGCAATATATTGTTACAATTACAAATGGAGCTATACAAGTTAATTCAGTAGATGGGACAGCCCAAACAGTAACTACGCCTAATGGTACGTCTTATCTAACCGCTACTAATCCTAGTAGTGCTTTTAGATGCGTAACGATTGCTGATTATACATTTATATTAAATAAAAATATTACAACTGCTAAAGGAAGTACAACGTCTTCTGGTGGTGGAACTTTTCAAGCTTTATATACAGTCAAGCAAGGTGTAGCTGAAACAAACTATAAAGTAACTTTAGATGGTACGGATTTTTCATTAACAACAACTGATGTCGCAAGTAATTATAAAACTGATACTATAGCATCTAATATGGCTACTTTAATTACTGCAGGTGGTTATACAGTTACAAATTTTGGTAGCACATTACACATAGAAAAAGCTTCAGATTTTACTGCTACGTCTACCGATGGTTTTGGAGACTCGGCTTCACAAATGGTAAAAGACAAAGTGCAAAACTTTATTAACTTACCTAAAAAATCTAAAAATGGTCATGTTTTAGAAGTTACAAATAGTGCTTCTAATGGTTTTGATAATTATTATGTAGTATTTGAAACTGATGCTACAAATCCTGCAGAGGGTGTTTGGAAAGAAACAGTTAAAGCAGGATTAATTGTAGATTTTGACCCTTCTACTATGCCTCACCAATTAGTAAGAAACGCTAACGGAACATTTACTTTCGATAGAACGTCTTGGGGAAATAGAATTGCAGGTGATGAAGACTCCGCACCAGACCCTACTTTTATTGGTAAGAAGATAAATGATATTTATTTTCATAGAAACAGATTAGGGTTCTTATCAGATGAAGCTGTAATTATGTCAAGGAGTTCAGATTTCTTTGATTTTTACCCAGAAACAGTAACTTCAATATTAGCTACAGACCCTATAGATATACAAGTTTCACATACAAAAGTTTCATTATTAAGATATGCAATACCTTTTGATGAAGAGCTATTAATCTTTTCAGACCAAACTCAATTTATTGTTGCAGGTAGACAAACTATAAGTCCGCAAACTGCAACTGCAAACGTCTCAAGTGAATATGAAAGTACAACTACAGTACCCCCTGTAGGTTCTGGTAAAAATGTTTTCTTTGCATTTAAAAGAGGTGATTATAGCGGAGTTAGAGAATACTTTGTGTCCGCAGATAGCGATGTTAAAGAAGCAGAGGATATTACTGGTAACGTACCTAAATATTTACCAACAAACATTAAACGCTTTGCTTCAGCAACCAACGATGGAATTTTAGTAGCTTTAGATAATACAGGTTCTCGTTTATATGTTTATCAATATTATTATACACAAACAGAAAAACTACAATCAGCATGGCATAGTTGGACTTTTACTAAATCAGATGACCCAACTACAGTAATATTAGATGCAGGATTTTTAGAAAATTATTTATACTTAGTTATTAAAAAACTAGATGGAACTTATATTGGTAAAATTAATATAGCTCCTAATCCTGTAGATACTGGAGCTAACTATACAACTCATTTAGATTACAGAGCTATTGAAAGTGCTTGTACGTTAAGCTATGACGCTGTTTCTAACAAAACAACTATTATAATGCCATTTCCAAAAGAGACTACATTACAAGTTGTAACTAGAGGATTTAATGGAGGTACTGTTATTCCTATTACAGATGAAAGTCTTAGTTCAACAATAATTAAAGTTGCAGGAGACCATACAGCTACGTCATTCTTTGTAGGTGAAGTTTACGAATTTAGATACCAATTCTCTACTCAATTTTTTAAAGGGCCAGACGGACCTTCAGTTAAAGAAGGTAGATTACAATTACGAAATATGTCGCTAGGATATGATAAAACAGGGTTCTTTAAAACAGAAGTAACACCATATCGAAGAGCTACAAGTAACGATACATTTTCAGCCCCAGTCGGAACTGCAGTTGCAGGTCAAATTAATTTAGACTCTGGAGATTTTAAATTTACAATTCAATCACACAACGAGAAAGTAAATATTTCTTTAATTAATGATTCATTTCAACCTTCTACATTTATTAATGCTGAATGGGAGGCGTGGTGGCATCAAAGGGGTAGAAGTATTTAGTGGATAGTTGGATGCAGTTAGCAACTGTAGAAGACTGTATTCATGTTGCTAAAAATATTCGAGAAGAAGATAAGAACGAAATAAAAGCATCTTCTGGTCAAGACCCCCTAAGTGCTTTGCTAGATGGATTACGATTATCAGAAGTACCTTTAGCTATTTATCACAAAGGACAATGCGTAGCTATTTTTGGAGTTTTAGATTTTAAAACTTCTGGTGGTATATGGTTACTAGCTACAGATGATTTAAAATTATTAACAATAACTTTTCTAAGACGATGTAGGAAAGTTGTAAATTTCTTAAACAAAAAACACAAAGTCCTTCATAACTTTGTGGACTGCCGAAACCAAGTCCATATTAATTGGCTTAGATGGTTAGGCTTTAAATTTATTAACCGAGTAGAAAAATATGGTATTGAGCAAATACCTTTCTACGAATTTGTAAGGATATAACAATATATGTGCGACCCAGTTACTATAGGCGTAGGCTCTGCAGTTTTAGGTTTTGTTGCCGATAGACAAGAAAGTAAAGCTATGGCTTCACAACAAAATTATCAAAACGCAATAGCTAAGAAAAATGCCTTACAACAAATGGCTTCTGAAGAACTTAGAATAAGACAAGTTTCCGATTCTGCTAGAACTGATATTGCGGATGCTAAAAAGAAAATAAGAGTAGAAAAAGCTCAAGCCAAATTAGAAGCAGGAGAAAGTGGAGTATCTGGAAATTCAGTAGATGCAGTTTATAGAGATTATATGCGAGAAGAGGGCGAGTATCAAAACAGAGTATTAAATAATTTAGCAGGTGAAGTTATGCAACATAATCAAAATATGACTGCTATACAAACAAATCAAATGGCTAATTCAACTTCAGTAACAAGGTTTAGTCCTGCATTATCTTTAGCTAAAGCGGGTTTAAGTGCAGGAGGCTCTTATTTTGATTACAGACAACAACGATTACAAAGACAAAGTGATTTACAGAGAGCTAAACGATATGGATATGGGAATAAATATTAATGGTTAGAAGAGCAAAAGAAGACGTTTTACCTAAAGAAAAACTCAAGGTAACTAGCAGAGTTATAGACCAATTTTTTAAACCTCAAGTTAATTATGGAACGTCTCAACAATTAAAAGAATTAGCTAAATCTATGAGTGGTATAGTTCCTTCCTTAGATAGACTTGAAATGGCAAATTTTGAGCAAGAGAAAGAAGAGCAAACACAAAAAGGTATAGAAGCTCAAAAAAATTTTAAAGGTTCATTTAAAGAATTTTCAGATGCAGGTTTAATACCAGAAGGGGCTAACCCTTATTTTGTATTAGCTTTTAATGAAATGGAAGTAAAAGATAAAGGAAGACAATTTAATTCTTTTATTAATCAAGAGTATGCTTTGAATCAAGGTAATTTTATTGATAATCCTAATCCAGACGCTTTCAACGAGTTCTTTGATGAAAAATTATCTCAATGGTCTATGGATAATAATTTAACTAATTATGATGCAAAAACAGTTTTAGACCATTTCGAGCCTTCTATTGCAGGCTCTCGTAATCAATTAAATCAAACAATAGTACAAAAACGTATTTCAAATTATACAGAAAAATTTGACCAATTATTAGGAGTTGAATTTGGAGAAACTTTAAAACAAAAAGATTTTATAAATATTCCTACAGATTTTGTTGGAGATGAAGATGAATATAAAAATACAATTTTAGCTTCTCAATTAGTAAATTCGATAGACAGTTATAAAGATGTTAAAAATATTACAAAAATAAATGATAATTTAATTTCAACTTTAATTGGTGAAGCTTCGACAAACTTAGATACTGATTTATTAGATATATCAAAGCATATAAAAACTGCAGGCGGAACTTTATATGATATTCCAAAATACAAAAAATTATTAGAAAGTGCTAGAGACACAATTTTAAAAGATTTAGAGCAAGAAGAAGATGAAGCTAGAACTAGAAAAAGAGATGAACGTACAGATGGTATACAACAAGGTAAAGATGATTATATAGCGTGGTTTAATAATTTTGAAACAGAAGATGGGTCAAAAAGAAGCCCATCAAAAACAGAAGTCGATGCGTATTTGATGAGTAGAAAAAATCAATATAATGAAGTTGATACGTTTGCTCGAAGCTATAAAAATCAATATGGAGCAATAGTCAATCCAAAAGCAGTCGAAGAATGGAATATAGAGTTAATTGATAATCCTTATGGAACTAATTTAGAAAATTCTTTAGATGCTCTATTGTTGGATAAAGATATAAATTCAGAAACATATTTTAATTTAAAAAGTAAAATGGAAACTTTTAGAAATGGTGTTGATGCTGAATTTTTAGATAGTGATGTATTTTCTAATAGATTAGAAAGTGGAGATAGAGTTATTACCCAGAATTTTTCATTAACTAAAGTCGGTCCTGCTTTAGCTCAATCTGAATTTAGGGCAACTTTTAAAGCTAGAGCTTATGTTATATCAGCTTATGTTAAAGAAACATTTGGAAATTTACCTAAATTTGAGCAAAGTCAAAAATTTGATGATTTAATAGAAGCTGAATATCAACGCCAATTAACTATATTTACTCAAACAAGTGAATCTTTAGCTAATAAAGATGACCCTGCTACTGGAAAATTAGATAGAGCTTCAAGAGTAGCAGAGTACCCAGTTTTATATAAAGAAGACGGAGATGCTGAAGGATTTGGTTTTGATACCTCTCAAGCAAATATGACTGTCGTAAAAGATAAAGAAACATATACACAATTATTACAAGATAGAGCAAAATTAGAAAGCGAATTAACAGACGATAATAGAAAAGAAATTCAATCAAAAATTAGCAACATTAATACTCAATTACTTGCACTAGAAATTAATGTAAACGAAATACCAACTATTAAAAGAGAACAGAAATAATGCCAACTGAATCCGATATATTATATTTACAACGTCATCCAGAAACAGCTAGAGAATTTGATAGATTGTGGGGTGAAGGAACTTCTTCACAATATATACAGACGCAAAAGCCAGAAACAACTGAAGAACCAGAAGAAAAAGAAGGTAGAGGTTTATTTAAAGATACAGCCCTTCAAGTTGCAGGAGGCCTTAGAGATGCTATTGGTGAAACATTAGATACTTTTGAAAGTGTCAATGAAGGGCTTTCAAAGAAAACAAATTTAGGTGGGATTACTTTTGGTAAATACGCTGATAATGGAATTATTGATATAAAAAGTTATGAAGAATTTGCAGAGCAAGATATACCCGTATTAGGACAAGGGCAGATAGATACTAGCGGAGATTTACATAAAACTTACAATACATACGTTCCAGAAGTTCCAGATGCCGACACAATGGTTGGAGCTTTTGTTAGACCTGTTTCTCAATTTTTTAGTGGTTATTTAGGTGGAGGTAAACTTCTAAAAGGAGCTAACGTATTACAAAAAAGCACAACTGGTACTAAAATTGCAAAGAGCATGGTGCAAGGAGCTTTTGCAGACTTTACAGTATTTGATGAACATACAGAAAGAGTTTCTGATTTAGTAGAAAGCGTAGATGGATTACAAAACCCAGTTACAGAATATCTTGCTTCTGACCCTAACGACTCTTTTGCTGAAGGTAAGTTTAAATTAGCTCTTGAAGGTTTAGCTTTAGGCGGTGCAGTTGAAACAGTATTCTTAGGTTTTAGACGAATGAAAAATCTTAATCGAGCTAAGAACGAAGGCGATGAAACTGCATTTAAAGAAATAGACAAAGCTGAAACAAAAGCAATAGATGATAGTATTAATACTCCAAAACCAAAAAAGAAAACTAAAAAAGAGCAAAAAGCTCAAAGAAAAAAAGATGCTTTAGATGATATAGATAGTAAAAAATCAGAAGCCAATGCACAATCAAGTTTAGATTATATACATGAGGGTTTTAAGGAAGATTACGATAGATTAGATGAAGTGTTTGACGCATGGAGAAGAGGGGATGTAAACCCTGCAACTGGTCAAAAATGGGCTTTAAAAGATATTTTAGATAAAACTTTTGCTTCTGGTCAATGGGCTAAAAATGGTACTAATGGTAATTTATTAATTTTAAATCAACTTACAGATAAACTAGCTAGAAATTTAAAAGATACAAAAAGAACTAATGAAGAAGCTTTAATCTTAGCTGTAAAATTAGGTAAAACTCCAGAAGTAATTCAAATACACTTAAATAGATTAGCGACTGAAATGGCGGATGCAGAAGTTAAAGTTCTTGCAGGTCATATAATGCAAATATCTATGGCAGATGCTTTATTGACTACTGGTATGAGAATTAAATATGGTACTGCAACAAAAGAAGAATTTTTTAAACTTTATTTTCAATTTGAAGCTCTTTCACAATCTTTAGATACTATAGTTAGTAAAAGTTCAAGAGTTTTAAATGTTCAAAAACAAAGAGTAGAAGGTTCAGTTGATTTATCGTCTGATATATTAGCCTCATTAAGTAATATTAAAAGAGAAATAGATTGGATTCCAACAAAAGAAGCTGAAGATTTAATTATTAAAAGAATACAACAATTAGCTGATGGTGATACTGGTAGGTTAAATAAATTTGTTAGTGCAGTAGCTCGTTTATCTGGTTTAACTAAAGGTGGAGCTTTTATAAATGCTATAAATGAGGCTTTTGTAAATTTTATTTTATCAAATCCCAAAACTCATTTAGTAAACATGACTTCCAATTTAATTCAAATGCTAGTTACACCTACTGAAATGATGATGGGAGGTGTATTAAAAGGTGATGGAAGATTAGTAAAAGAAGGAATAGATACTTATGTCGGTGTTTGGAAATATATGGGAGATGCTTTTACTGTAGCTTATCATTCATTAAAGACAGGAGAAAATTACCTTGATGATGTAACTAAATTAGACATGGATTACAAAAAAGCCATTAAAGGTAAATTTGGAATGGTTAATTTAGATAAAGTAGGAGAAGGTGTAAGAACACCATCCAGATTTTTAGGTGCTGAAGATGAATTTTTTAAACAAATGAATTATAGAGCTAAAATGTATGCAAGAGCGATGCAACTAGCTAGAGCTAAATATAAAACAGGTGCATACAAAAATACAAAAGAAATGGCAGAAGATGTTGAAGATATGTTTGCTAAATCTTTCGATGAAAATGGGAAAATTGTTAATGGTGTTAATACAGGCAGAGGTCTAAATGATTATGCTTTAGACTATGCACAAACTAATACATTTACTAAAAGTTTAGATGATAAGATAAGATTTTTTGACAGCAAACAAAATAAATATGTTAAAGAATCTAGGTCTAAATATGGAGCTAAAGTTCAAGATTTTGTAAATGATGCTCCTATACTAAGGCAGTTTATCCCTTTTATTCGTACCCCAGTTAATATTATGCGAGAAGTTTGGAAACGAACTCCATTATTAAATATGGCTCAAAGAGAATTTAGGGAAAAATTATTAAAAGGAACTCCTTCACAGCAAGCTATGGCAAGAGGGCAATTTGCTATGGGAAGTGTAATATGTTTTAGTGCTTACCAATTAGCATTTTCTGGAAAAATTACTGGAGGAGGACATAGCAATCGTCAAATTAATCAACAACAAAGAGACGCAGGATGGAAACCCTATTCTTTTAAAATTATGGATAGATATGTTCCTTTTGAACGTCTCGACCCTTGGGGTATGTTTTTCGGTATATGGGGAGATTTTGCTGAAATAAAAGAAGAATTATCAGAAGAAGAACATGATACAGCAATTTACATGGCAATAACGTATGTAATGGAAACTTCTGGTATGACTAATATGGATGCTACAGAGTTTATGAAACAGTATACACCAACTGAAGAATCTGGATTTCAAGCAATAGCTTTTGATGGACTAAACGCTGTAGCGAAAAACTTAACTTCAAAAACATATTTAAAAGGACTGACAGATATACTTGATGCTGTAAATGGAGATAATCCAAATAAATTTGAAGCTTTAATGAAATCTAAAGCTAGCGGATTCGTACCTAATATTATTAAAAATATAATTAGAGACCCTCATTATAGAGAAATAAGAAGTATATGGGATGGTTTTAAATCTGGAATACCTTTTTATAACCGAGATTTAGAGCCTAAATTTAGAGCCGATGGTTCTATTATAGATAGAGCAAACACTTATTGGGAAGGGTTACTAAATCCTGTTCCATTTTCTAAAAGTAAAAATTTAGATGATATTGTAATTCAAGAATTTGCAAGATTAAAAGAGCCTTTTACTCCTTTAGATACAACAATGGGTATAAATGGGAATGTAGATTTATTAGAGTACACTACAAAAGAAGCTGTAAAAATTGGTGATATAGAAATACCAAAAGGTGCAACGTCTCATTATGCTATGAATCTTTTACTTAAAGATGGTAAATTAAATTACTATGGAAAAAATTTAACACTAAAAGAAACTCTTGAAACTATTATTAAAAGCGATGCTTATCAAAATGAACTTACTGATAAATTAGAAGTAAGAGGTGATATGACAATTAGCGGTACTAAAGGTGAAATGTTAAAAAAGTCGATAAGAGAATTTAGAGACTTTGCAAAAAGAGAAATTAAAAATTCAAACGCCTTTACAAATGAAAATGGCGGAACTTTAAGAAAAGCTTTTGATATAGATAAAAATATTGACAAAGTAAATGAAACACAATCTGGACTAGAATACCTCGGTCTAGAATAATCAATCAACAATTTAAAAGAAAAGGAAAGATGGCTACATGGCTTTATCTTATGTAAATTATACAGGTAACGGAACTACAAATCAATTTAGCGTAACATTTAATTACATTAATCAATCAGATGTTCATGTCTATATTGATGGAATAGAAGATACTAGCTTTACTTTTGTTAATGCACAATTAATTCAAACAACAAGCGTACCTGCATTAAATAGTGTAGTCAAAATTCAGCGCACAACTTCTAATACAGCACGACTTGTAGATTTCCAAGATGGTTCAGTATTAAGTGAAAGTGATTTAGATACTTCAGCTAATCAAAACTTTTTTACAGTACAAGAAAACTTCGATAGAACTCAAGATACAATTCAATTAAATACTTCTGGAGTATGGGATGCTCAAAGTAAAAGAATAATTAATGTAGGAGACCCTACAAGCAATCAAGATGTTGCTACAAAAAACTATTTAGAAAACACTTGGCTTACAACTTCAGATAAAGCTGTTTTAACTTCTCTTAATTCTAACTTAGCTAATTTGTTAGCTGTTAATACAAATGCCAGTAATATTAATGCAGTTGCATCAAACAGTACCAATATTAATACAGTTGCAGGAAATATAACTGCAGTAAATACAGTAGCGACAGATATTACTAAAGTTGTAAAAGTTGCAGATGATTTACTTGAAGCTGTATCTGAAATTGAAACTGTAGCAGACGATTTAAACGAAGCAACTTCTGAAATAGATACAGTTGCTAATAATATAACAGATGTAAATACTCTTGGTGCTATAAGCTCTCAAGTTACAACACTAGCAGGAATAAGTGGTAACATAACAAGTCTAAGTGCAATAGCCTCGGATATAACTGGTGTAAATACTATATCAAGTGCTGTTTCAAATGTTTCTGGTATTTCAAGTGCTGTAAGTAATTTATCTTCAATCAGTTCCGATGTAATTTCAGTCAATTCAAATGCAAGCAATATTACTTCTCTAGCAAGTATTTCTAGTGCAATTAGTAATGTAAATTCAATTTCTGGTGATGTAACCGCAGTAAGTGGTATATCAAGCAACGTAACAAATGTAAGTAATGCAATTACAAATATTAATACAGTTGCAACAAATTTAAGTAATGTAAATAATTTTGCTGATACCTATAGAATAGGAAGTTCAGACCCTACAGCTTCTTTAGATGCAGGAGATTTATTCTTTAATACTACGTCTAATGAAATTAAATATTATGATGGCTCAAGTTGGGGTGGATTAGTTGGAGCTACAGGCCCAACTGGACCTCAAGGAACTACAGGACCGACTGGACCTACTGGTTCGACAGGACCTTTAGGACCTACAGGGCCTCAAGGAGTTACAGGACCAACTGGACCAGACGGACCTACAGGACCTACTGGTTTAACAGGACCGACAGGACCTTTAGGACCTCAAGGAGCTACAGGACCAGATGGACCTACAGGACCTACTGGTTCGACAGGACCAGACGGACCAACTGGACCTACAGGATTAACAGGACCAACTGGACCTGCAGGTGTAAACGGAAGTGATGGGGCAAACGGAAATGATGG